TTTCGGGGTCGACCCCGCTCACCCGCTCAACGTGCCGGTCAGCCCCAACGAGCCTCCCGGCTCGGATGTCACGCCTGATGGCGGCGAAGGCGAAGGCGGCGAGGACGAGGGGCCAGACGTCACGAGCCTCGACCCCGACGAGGCGGACGCCGGGGATGCCGTGGACATCACGATGCGCGTGATCGGCACCGGGTTCACCGAGGATAGCGTGATCACGTTCAACGGTCTCGATGAGCCGACCGTGTTTGTCAGCGACACCGAGGTCACCACGGTCGTCAAGCCGAGCCTGTTCACGGTACCTGCGGTCTGCCCGGTGACGGTCAAGAACGGCGCGCTAGAGAGCGACGCGCTGGAATTTGAGTTCCTTGACCCGGAGGAGCCGGTGACAGCCCGCGAGACCAAGCGAACCGCGCGGGCCAAGCCGAAACCGGCCAAGAAGGCCAAGAAAAAGGGCAAGAGGTAGTCAAATGGCGCTGCCAGTTGTCACAGTTGCGGCTGGCGGTCTGCCGGTGATTGACGTCACGGCTACGGCACCAAGGCTGGGGCTTCCGGTAACGGAAGCCTCAAACGGCCGTGGCACTGCAGTGACGAAGGTTGCCGTCAACGGGCTGCCGGTGACGTTCAGTACGGTACCGGATTGGCCCGGCGGGGGTAGTACCAGTGCCGAGGCCACTGCGTTTCTGGCGCGTACCAGTGGCCTCGATGCACCTCACACCAGCGCCTATACTGCACTGATCGACGGGTTGGTGGCCGATGGCATCTGGGCCAAGCTGGATGTCTTGCATGTCTATGCCACGCAGAACAGCACGACGGCACAACTGAATTTAGTTTCGTCTAGCTTCCCTGCGACATTGAATGGACCGCCGTCGTTTGCCGTTAATCGTGGTTACACGGGCGTGGATGGAAGCGGCTCGGTCTATATCGCTACCGGGTTCGGGGCGAACGTGGGTACTCCAAAATTTACCCAGCACTCAGGCCACATCTCGGCGTGGAGCGTTACTGACGTGACCTCCAGCCACGTCATCATGGGATCGATTACGCCGTCCATTTCCGAGACGGTGATTTATCCAAAGTTTACCGATGGCAATTCCTACTACAGGATCAACGGCGCGGGCGCATCAGGCGTTGCCAATGCCAATGGCGCGGGGCATTACGTCGCCGCCAGATCGAGCAGTGGAACGGGCGTTCAGGGATATAAGAACGGCAGTTCAGTAGCCAGCACGTCCGGCGCTTCTAGTCCCATTTCCACATTCGGCTTTGATGTGCTTGGCACCGCCACCGTTGGTGCATCAGGCAGCGCGTTTCAGGTTGCGATGGCGAGTATCGGCAGCAACCTTACCGCTGGCGAAGTGACCGCGTTCTACAATCGGTTACGGACCTACATGACCGCTGTGGGGGTGCCATGACAGTCGAGCTGATAGAAGTAGAGCCCGGCAAGTGGCGCATCAAGCGGGCCGAGCTGCGCCCGCCGCGATCCGACCTGCCGATGCCGATGGTGATCTCCGACACCATGGATCCGGTCGAGCAGGTGGATGGCAAGTTCTACACCTCGAAACGCCAGTATCGGGCTGTTGGCAGGGCGCACGGCCTGATCGAGGTCGGCAACGAGAAGATCAAGCCCAAGGGCAGGGCCTCGGAGGATCGTAACGTAAAAGCCGCGAGACGTAAGGCAATTCACACGTCCATTCAAAAGTTTAAGGCAGGAGTGCGGTCGCACAGTCCGCACCGATAACGAAGGAAGAGCATCATGTCCGACACGTCCGCGCCGCCTCCGGCAGCGCCAGCCCCCGCACCTGCGCCCTCTAACGAGGTCGTGATCAATCAGAACCCGGTCAACAGTTCCAACCCGCTGGGGCCGCAGGCCCCCCACGCCCCGACCGGCGAGCTGGAGGGCGGCAAAGGCCGCCCCCAGAGCCGTAGGGAGGCCATACAGGCGGCTTTCGACCGGGCCAACAAACCACAGGCCAAGGCTGAGAAACCCGCCCAGCGGGCCGCGCCGCAAGCTGCAGAGGCCAAGGCGGGGCACAACCAGCCTCCCGAGGAGACCCCCAAGGAAGGCCTCGACCTCAAGAAGCGCCCCGGCGACCAGCCGCAGCCCCGTGCCAAGGACGAGCGCGGCCGGTTCGCCTCCAGCCAGCCCCAGCAGAACGGCGAGATCCGCAGGGGCCAATTCAACGATCAGGCCGGGGTAACCGCTGACCGGGCGCGCAAGCTGCCCGAGGGCGTGCCCTACCGCGACCCGCCGCCCCGGATCTCGGAGCGCGCCCGGCAGGACTGGGACACGGCTCCCGAGAGCGGGGGGACTACCATCGCCTGCATCAGGAGGCCGAGGGCATCCACCGCCACTACAAGGCGGTGGCCGACGCCTACCAGCCGGTCGCGCAGTATGACCAGATGGCCCGCCAGCACGGCACCACGCTGCAGTCGGCGCTGCACAACTACGTCTCGATGGAGCAGAAGCTGCGGGCCGACCCGGTCGGCGGCCTCGACGTCATCGTCAATAATCTCGGCCTCAAGGCCCCCAACGGGCAGCCGATCGGCCTGCGCGATATTGCCTACCATGTGCTCAGTCAGTCCCCTGAACAGCTCCAGATGCTGCAGCAGGGCAACCAGCAGACCGCCGCCTCCCAGCAGATCGGGGCGCTGCACCAGCAAGTTAATGGCTTGAAACAGGCCCTGCATCAGATGCATACTGAGCAACAGTTCAAACAGGTGCGGTCGGCGGTCGATCAATTTGCCGACAGCCATCCGCGCTTCGATGAGCTGGGGGCCATTATCGAGCGCGAACTCAAGCTCGGCTTTGACCTCGATACAGCCTACCGCCGGGCAGATATGCTCTTCCCCGGCAACACAGCGGCTCAGACCCGCACCACACCGGCTCAGACCCGACCCGTAGACCGATCGATTTCAGGCTCTCCCGATGTGACCGGCTCAAACCCGGCATCGCGCAAGCCGCAGAAAACGCCGGAGCGTCGTGAGGCCATCCAGAACGCGATCCGTCGCGTCAATGGTGGCTGATCTCTGAACCCTTTCATGTGGAGCGGCTATCATGCCCAACGTAACGACCAACGCTGCCTACCAGCAGATCCTCAGCATGGCGCTGGAAGATCGCTCGTCAGGCTATGAAGATCTCGTCTCCAACAACAATGCGTTGTTGGCGGTGCTGAAGCGCAAGGGCCTGTGGCAGACCTATTCGGGTCCGACCATTCGCCAGACGCTGCAGATCGGCAAGACCACTGCGCAGTGGTACTCCGGCTTCGACCAGCTGCTCAACCCGGCGATCGACTTGTTCAACGACGCCGTGTTCACACCGAAGCAGGTTGTCGTTCCCGTCATCCTCTCGATGCAGGAAATCCTCAACAACGAGGGCGAAGCGCAGCTGATGGATGTCTATGACAGCTACATCTCCGCAGCCGAGCGTGCGCTGGAAGACACGATGGACGCCGCCCTGTATGGCGACGGCACCGCCAACGGCGGCAAGCAGCTGACTGGTCTGGCGACCGCCGTGCCGATCGTCACCAATGCAGGCACCTATGGCGGCATCGACCGCAACCTCAACACGATCTGGCAGACCAAGACCTACGACATCAACTCGATGGCGACGGCGCTCGGCACCCAGTTCAACGCCACCACTGCGCGCCCGATGCTCAACTACGTCATGACCAAGCAGTCGCGCGGCCGTGACTACGCCGACCTGCTCATCATGTCGCCGGAGCACTACGCAGCCTACGACGCTGCGACGATCGCGATCCAGCGCCAGACCAGCGACACCTCGCTCGGCAAACTCGGCTTCTCCTCGCTGGAATATATCGGCGGCGGCAAGCGCGCCGAGATCGTGCTCGACGGCGGCATCGGCTCGAACATGCCCGCCAACACGACCTTCGGCCTCAACACTGACAGCCTGCGGCTGCGCTATCACCCGAACCGTAACTTCGACAAACTGTTCGACGGCGATGGTCAGATGCCGATCGACAAGGACGCGATTGCGCAATTCATCGGCTGGATGGGAGAGCTGACCCAAACCAACCCGATGTTTAACTGGCGTCTGTACGACAGCGTTCCCGCGACCTGATCGGCAACCTCTTGTCAGGGAGCGTCGATTAAGGGGTGCCGGGTCGCCGACGTGTAGGTGGATGCCTTCCTTCCGCGAAGGCGGCCCGGCATTTTATTCAAGGCATCAACAACGGAGACTATGGATGGCACGCAGAGACCCCGACGAAGCCCTCGTCGCACTGTTCAAGAACCACGCCTCACCGAATGCCGCCAAATCAATCGAGGCCGGTCGGCCGATCTTCGACGACATCGAGGTGGTCGAGATCCGCTCGCCCGGCTCAAGAGACTTCAAGGTGTTTCCGGCGACGTCGTTCTCGCACTGGGAGATCAGCCCCTACACCGGAGAGCAGACCAAGGTCACCTACGCCGAACGCTTCAAGCACCAGTATCAACAGTTCAAGATGCAGGCGGCGCAGACCAAGAGCGGCACGCCGCTGGAATACGCGCCGTTCATGAGCGAGGGCAAGCGCGCCGAGATGCGTGCGCAGAACATCTACACCGTAGAGGCGATGGCCGCGATCGACGGCGCGGAGCTGAAGAACCTCGGCCCCGGAGGCCGCGAGCTGAAGAACGCCGCGATGGAGTACATGGCCGAGGCTAAGAGCACCGCTCCGAACCTGCAGCTGCAGAACGAGCTGGAGCAGCTGCGCGCTCGCAACGCCATTCTGGAGGAAGACAACGCCGCCAAGAGGGCCCGCGAGGCGCAGATCAACGGCGAGTTCGAAGGCATGGAGCTGGACGAGCTACGCGAGTTCATTACCACCAATACGGGGCACGCGCCGCACGGCTCGTTGAACCGCAAGACACTGGTGCGGATGGCGATCGAGTGTCGCCCAGACAAGGCCGCGTAACATGACCCTATTGTCGGTGGTGAAGGATGTCTGCGCGGTGGTCGGCGTTCTACAGCCGCAATCCGTGTTTTCCAACCTCACCGGCAACAGGACCATGCAGGAGATGCTGGCACTCGCTAACGAGATGGCGCAGCGCATCGCCTACGATACTCGTGACTGGACGATGCTGAAGCAGACGGCGGTGTATGCCGGTGACGCCACGCTGGTGCCGCCAGATCCGCCGCTGCTGCCGACCGACCCGCCGCAGGTGCTGACCGGCACCACGGCGTTCGATCTGCCCGCCAACTACAAACGCATGCTGTTCACGTCGAGCGTGTGGCGCACGTCGTCGACACAGCAACCGATGAAATTCATCCCCGACACCGACCAGTGGATGCACCGCCGCGCGCGTCTGGAGGCGGGCAGCGCGTGGGGCGAGTGGACGATCATTGGCGGCCAGATCCACATCTACTCGCCGATGGCGGTCGGCGTGAGCGCGTATTTTGCCTACCTCGACAAGAACTGCATCGCGCTGGCGGGCGGAGGATTTGGTGACACCTTCCAGAGCGACAATGACACCTTCCGGCTCGACGAGCGCGTGCTGAAGCTGGGCATGATCTGGCAATGGAAGGCGCAGAAGGGGTCGGCCTACGCCGAGGATCTGGGCACTTACGGCGACGCCCTCACCAATGCGATGGGCCACGACAGCCCGGCCCCGATCATCGTCGGCGATTACAGGGAGCGGTCCTATGCCCGTCTCCAGCAGTAGCTTTCACGTCCCGAACCACGGCGCGTTCAATGTCGCGCTGCAGGGTCCGCAAGGTGTTCAGGGTCCGCAGGGGCCGCAAGGCATTCAGGGTCCGCAAGGCGAACAGGGCTTTCAGGGTCCGCAGGGCGTCAAGGGCGACACGGGCGACACTGGCGCGACTGGCCCCGCAGGACTTGGTGCCGTGCCGGGGACGCTGCCGCCGCTGGCGGACGGCACTGCCACGGTCGGCGTCTCGCTGTCGTTCTCGCGCGAGGATCACAGGCACCCGACTGATGCAGCGATCGCCACACTGACAGGCCTGATAGCCGCACTGACGGCGCGCGTGGATGCGCTGGAAGACGCACCCGGAAAGTGGGGCTGACATGAGCCAGCACCAAGCCTTCCGCCGCACCGCCGTCGACCAGCAGATCGCGCAGAAGCTGGAGACCATCACGCTGCCCGCGCCGACGCGCGGCATCATCCAGAACGAGAACGAGGCCTTCATGCAGCCGGGCGGCGCTGTCGTCATGGACAACTGGAAGCCGACCATGAAGGGCGCCAGCCTGCGCGGCGGCTGTGTGCTCTGGGCGCAGCTGCCGGAGACGACGCCGGTCATCTCCGCGTTTGAATATGTCAGAAGTGGCGAGCATCGCATGTACGCCGCCAACGCCGCCAAGGTGTACGAGGTTACTTCCGGCACTCCGGTGGAGGTCAAGAGCGGACAAACCTCCGGCAACTACGTCGCCAGTCAGATGTCCAATGCATCAGGCGACCACATGCTGGTCGCCAATGACAATGGCGACTTCCTGCTGCACTTTGATGGTTTGGTGTGGGAGACCTTCGACGCCAGCCAGATCACTACTGATCCTGCCATCACGCCGCCGCCTTCCTGCGCGACCGGGCAGAACCTCACCTACGTCTGCAAGTATCGCGGTCG